TAATCACAAGTACCATTATCTGGAACTACACAGTAACACTGAACCATATACATTCCTAAAAATGTCGTAATGGAAGTTAGATATACACCACTACCCCAAGTACAATAATTCCTTTGATAGGCGGAATTGCAAATACCAATAAAAATATAATTACAAGCCACATCTAAATTAACGCAACCACTACCACTGTAGGGTATAGCATTAGCAGGGTAGTAACCATCATTCGTAGCGTGGCAACACTGAGAAATAACGCAACTTCCAGTTGAAATACAATAACAGACGTTAGTAAAGACATAATGACCGTTATGATAATCACATTGATATGAGCCGAGACAACCACAAAAACAATAACATAAATAACTACAATAAACATTTGCAGGATTAGTTCCACTTAAAGTAGCACAACTGCAGCTAACACAACAAAACTCTTGGTCTCCTTCCCAAGACATGGGAAAAGAACAACCTGCAACGCAGCAACCTATAGTTCTACAACAACAACTATTGACTGTTGGATTTAAAGTTGTTAAACACCAAGTTAAACATAAACACTCCACTTGAATTTCCCAACAACCCGTAGAAGGAAAACAAATATTTCTACATTCATCATAACAAGTCTTTAAAGTAACTGTAGAATCATGAGGTTGTGTATAAGAATAATCACAACAATTCCAAGCACACCCAGCTTCACAGCATTTATATTTTATTCTATAACAAATAATTCCATATCCGTAGCAAGTAGAACAAGCACAATTAAAACACCACAATAAAAATCTGTTTCTAACTCTAGTCCACACAGCATCACTGTGTGTATAAACACTGGTATTAAAAGCACTGTCTTCTACACATTCTGCATATTCGCCAGCAGACTTATATAGAGTAGCGTGAGCAGTAAAACACCATCCGTAATCACTAGTAGAATTGTAATAACAACATAAATCACTATAATAAACGCACCATTTTTGACAGTTTACTGAATAGTTTGGATCATATGCGGCTAAATCTTTAATACCTAATTGTAAATATGGAGTACCTTTCCAGCCAAATAAACATACTTTAGATCCTGTATTAACTTCGCCAGCACAAATTCTTTTTACATATGGATTACTATTTCCAAGTTCGTCATGAAAATACCATTGACCAGCGGACAAATAAGAATAGCAACAACAACAGTTTGGGTCTTGTAATATCATTGTTTTTGCTATAACATTACCATCCTTAACTTCAAACATAACATTATTATCCGAATCATATGACCGAAATTCTGTTCCGCTAAATACAGTCCTTGCTCCCCCCGAAGCTGTTTGCATTGTAGCACCCTGTAATACCCCTGCCGTAACACATCCTAAATTAGCGGATAGCGCAGACAAACAGGCGACATAAATCTTTCTTGCAGTTATAACATTGTCTCCGAACATTTCTTCGGTAAGATTCTCAAAATTAATTTCAAGCGCAGAACTTAATATTCCCGCACCATATTGGTCAACACCCCTAACTTTAATCCAGATATTATCTGTTATATTGTATTGAGATGTATTGTCTAATCCAGCACCTATATCATCAAAAGTTAATTCTCCTGTTTCATCATCAAATCCTGTAATCTGCGCCGATAACCCCTCGCCCGTGCCTTTTGTAATTACTATTGTATCACCTGTAAAATATCCATCACCAAATCCTATTAAATTACTATCAACAAGAGTTGTATTTGAACCAGATTGAGCAGTTCCGCTCCGAGGAGATTTACTATTTATAGTTAGAGCTTTACCTGAAACCCTACCAATTAATTCTTCTTCACCAGCCCAAGCATTAGTTTCTGAACGATAAACTTCATAATATAATAAATTTGCAGGTCTATTATCAGTCCAATATATCCTTGCTGTATTGAACATAACGTCGACACCCAATCCCTCCGGAGTAGTAGGAACATATAATTCAGGAGTAATGCTGACGGCGTTTTCTGAGTATATCCCAGATGTATTAAATGTTTTAATGTAATACGTACCGACATCTCTTTCTTCTGGGTACAAAGTTTTCTTTGTGGCCAATCCTCTGTAAATTAAATCTTCACTACCTTCATTTGTAAGATAACTACCGTCTTCTGTTATCAAATTATTATTGTCTTCTGTAACTAAATTATGGTAGACAGTTTCTCCAATCCCCCATTCAGCGTCAATATCCCTAATTTCATATCCTGCAATATCTTCTTCTGTATTTGGTTTCCAAGATAAAACAAGTACATCTCCCCAAGAATACGTAAAATTCTGCACATCTGCTGGAGGAATTATTTTTCCTTGGATAGTAATATCCTCTTGGGGACTCGCAGGAATTATTCTTTCTTCACCGTCGGCACCAACTGCAACAACACAGATAACATAGGTTTGGCCTATTTTAATATTATTGGATATCGTAAACTCTATTCCAGAAGTTTCCCCTGCATAAATCCAGCTTGCACCGTCGTTGTCGGAGTAGTATATTTTTACTTTACTGAATGTATTAACTACGTAGCTTGACATATCAGGCTTGCTGAATGAAACGACTATGGCGTTCTCTATCGTGCCGTCGGCCTTGGTGATCACCGTCTCCGATAATGCCAAATCTGTAACGTTAGGGAAGTCAGCAGACAGCGATGAATACTTCTTTGTCGGCAGGACCACATCACTGTCATCAAATATATCCTCGTTGTACTCCGGAACGGTAAACTCTATTTCTCCGTTGCGATTCCTGGCAATGCGCATAATGCGCCCTGGCTTGACAACCTTGTCGACCTCACCGAATGAATATATGTCATACGGCAGAGGAGTCTTAGAGAACGCCTCGCCCACGTTGACCTCGGTGTAGTTTCCGGCCGGATCCGTAACGTCCCGCTCCTCATATCCGCCTTTGGCGAAGTCGACCCTGATGGCATAGCTCTTGGCCGCCTCTATCGTAACAGTCCTGTCGAGCTTTACTTTCGTCCGTACGACCGGCGACCAGTAGTCTGTGTCGGTCGGGAGATTTCCCAGGCTCTCCGCAATGCACTTGTACTCGCTGCTCTCGTAGGTAACGGCCTCGTTGACCGCATAGGTGGTCTCTGCGTCATAGTCGCCTTTATAGGTAAAGTCCGCCTTAACCGTGCCGCCGAACCCCCATTGAGGCACATCGTGGGCCATATCTATAACCTCGCCGCACTGACGCACTACCGAACCGATGGCTGATTTGAATTTAATAGTATTCGATATATTTTTTAGTGTCTTCAGATAATTCCTGCCGTGCCTTATGGCATAGCTTGCCTTTGTGCCATAATATCGAATGGTTACTGCATTCAGCGGTCTTCCGGCCGCAAGAGCCTCATCATCTACTATTGCCTGTATGGTCTGCGTCTCATAATTGTTTTCTTCATCATCAAACTGAACATTGACAATATTTGGAACCTCGCTTATCGAACCCCATGTCTCGCTGAAACTTCCCTCAACAATATTCCCGGGAGAAAACAGCTGGACAGAATCTTCCGGCTTCTCAATCACTATTTTGACTTGTCCCTTATCTGACTGGAAAGGATAGGCGCGGAATATAGAGCATAGCTGAACTATAAGATCCAAGGCCTTTTGTTGGCTGTCGATTACGATATCCATACGGAAACGCTTCTCATATCCTCCGTCACCATCCGGAACCTTCTCCTCGCAATGCTGCGACATCTCAATCAGTAAGGCAAGGTCATTATCGCCTGCGGTAATATATTCCCCCGCGCCGAATAGGTCGTTGGTCATTAAATCATACAAGCACCATACCGGATTAGCGGAATAGGCTGTAACGAAAGTCTCGCCATCCCAGGAAAGAATGGTATTGTCTTCTAAGAGGCGGTAGGATTCGATATCCGGATCCCAGTAATAATCTTCCCAATCGACATCTGTTTCGCCATTCATTACTTTAGGCGTTGTTATTTTACGCCCTTTAACGAGAAGTTCATATTCCGGAAAGGAACCAGAAAGATTCTCAAGGGCCAAAGTGTCAACCGCGGCAAGGGCAACGTTCGGGAATTCCTGCTCGTCCTCGCAGGATATCTCGTCAACCCTTTCCAGGTACATGTCGCCGTTAGTGATCGGGTAGTCCAGGTCTGACGGGTCATTTGACGTACGAGTGATGCGGATATCGTATTGCCCGGTTTCAAGGCCGTCCTTGCGGAAAATGCGCTTGAAATTGTTCCTTGTCCTTGCGCTTACCGTAGTCGATCCAAGATCAGTATAGCTTCCAGCGGAATGCAGCTTATATTCGACCTTATAGACTACATCCCAGGATGTTATGTTCCCAGAACTATCCTGCTGATACATCCCTGAGGGAAAGCTAAGATGCAATTCAAACGCCTCGATATCGCTATCCTCGGTCGTATAAACGTAGGCATTGTCCTTGGTAAGCTCGACGCCGACCGACTTGAGGTTATGGCTATCGTGGAAATTTGGAATAACCACCTGATCATTGGTCCCCATCCTGGTGGTGAGGGTGTAACCGGAATAGTTAGCCGCGGTATTCCTATTTATCCGGCGCAAGGTTATGCTTTCAAGCTCTCCCCATCCAACGCCGAGTAGGGTATGCAGGTAACTTTTATCTCCGTCGGTTGAGACATATTCATTAAGAACATTTACGGTCGGAGTAATTTCGCCATATATCACCTGTATCGGTGTCCCGACTTGATTGATAGTCCTTGTTCCATCCCAAGAGTATGACGCTCCTTCGTCAAGCCCATCTCCTGATGTCCCGTAGTTCGGAAGGCTGGGAGTCCTCATTGAAATGGCCTGGTAAATAGAATAGGCTGCCGTAGCTGCAACTGCAACATTAAACGCAACGACAGCAATTTGTTGCCAAAGCGCCATGGCCGCGAATTCAGTAGCTCCTGGGATATACAAAACCTTATTAAATATAGTTATCTCGTCTCCAGTTTTTAATCTTTGATTTAGGTTATTGATAGCTTTACCGTTAACAGCAACCTCCATATCCTTATAAGTAAACCTGGACTGTTTGAGATAATCTTTTATTGTTTTATCACGGTTAAAGACGAATGACTTCAGTTCCCTGCCCTCGTCGGCCATGATGTTTGGGATGAAGCGGACAGTGATGTCACGCTTTCTGTATGGCCGCATGGACCTGCGGACCGTATCTTCTACCTTAGCCTTTGTAGTGATAGAACCCATTTAACCGCCTCTTGAATGTTTCGTCGTTGTAGCTGTTTATGCTCATGCCTGATTTAAATAAGTGGATAAACCTGCTGTTGCCAATAACCACCCCGCCGTGATTGGCAATGCCTTTTTTGGTTTGAAACAGAACTATGTCATACAGCTCCGGTTTCTCCACTTTCTGGAAGAGCTTGTAATAATTTTCTATAAAGTGGCTCTTGTCCGCCTTGACCGCCCAGTTAACGTCGTAGTCTATGTTGAAGTCCGGCAGAGTAATCCCAAGAAAGTCACGGTAGAGCAGCATGATGAACCCGCCGCAATCCGCACCGCTATAGTCACGGCCCTTATGCAGGTAAGGTATTGTCATCGCCTTTTTCAGGAAGTCTTTAAACTCTGGACTATACATATCCCCGTCTCCCCGGTATCGCCCGCGCCCCCAGGAACCTCCTTTGATTGGCCAGGGCCTGGCATCTCTGCCAGGTGCGATTGCAGGTAGTTTCTCCCCCCGCATATCCACATTGCGTGCTCTTGAATTTCCACTGGCAGAAATCCCGCATCCACAGCTTAGTAGGAATGGATAAGTTCTGAATATTGAACTTGCTCATTAAATTGAAAACAACATCCTTGACATTAGACGTATAGCTGTCTATGAAGTTAGAAAACTCAATATAGCAGTCCGGATCGTCAAGGGCGTCGGCATAGACCATCTTGATCGATACTTTCTTGCCGCGCAGGTCATAGTTCTGGAGATAGTATTCAATCAGCCGTGAAATGTTGGAAAGCTGGACACTGACAGTGTCTATCTCGCCCTCGGTATTCTCGGTTATCTGGTCATGGGTAATGGGGAACTTGGTATAGGTTACTTCGTCGAATACCACGTCTTGTGAGTAGGCGGCGAAACACTTGTCCGAGCCATCTCCGATATAGTCGTAAATGGTATATAGGAATATCGGCTGCTTGACCCGAGCGCGTGATTTCTCCTTGAATGAGGCGTTAGTATCTAAAGGCATCAGAAAGTCCTCTCCAATTCAAAGTTTACTTGGTATGTTCCACTGACATAAGTCTCCTGCCAGGAACCCTCTACAAAACTAACTGTGTACTCAGTATTGTCAAAAGGGTATAGAATAGTGAATGGCGTCAACGATCCGAACTTTCCCTGCCAGAATGTTATGTATTCCTGCAGCTGCGCATAGGTAAGCTGAGGAGTAGTAATGCGGAAACTTATCAACTCGTCGGGAGTTATTAAACGGACCTCCTCTGACTTGTTTTCGAACTTCGTCTTGTCGACGTTGAAAGCCCTCTTGCCCTCTATCTTTTCCCTCTTCGGTGTCCAGTCGGCCATATTATCTCGTCCTCTTTACGGTTTTTCTCGTTTGCCCGCTTCTCAGCAGGTCAGAGTTAATTACATTGATAACGGTATTCGGATCGCTGGCAATAGCGGAATTGACGAAGTCAGTGGTTATCTGATTGACGATAGTGATATTGCCGTTATCATTCTTAGTAGCGTCATATTTCGGAGTAACCTTTTCGCCCTCATGGAGGCGGTAAACCCCGGTATAAGGGACGCTATCCGTGCCTTCGGCAAAACCAAATAAACCTCCCAATCCCATAGCCGTGAGACTTTTGACTACAACGAATCGAGCTAAAATCTGAGCCAGAGTCTGAAGAATAGCATCTCCAAAGCTTGCAAAAAGTTCCTTTGCTGAATCAAGCTGTCCCTTAAAAGCTCCATAAAAGAAATCCCCGAAGGCATCCTGTATATTTTGCGCCGCACGTTTTCCAAATTCAGTCATAGCATCAAAATTTTCTTTCACTGTTGGCATTACATTATCACTTATACTCTCTTTTAAACTATTAAAAGCATCTGCCATTTTACCAGTAACATCATCTACTATTGAATTAGAAGCGGCTTCATCCATTTCCGTAACAGCTTCAGAAACCCTTTGTCCGCAATATTCGGCTGACTGCCTTAATTCGTCAACAGCAACCCTCATTTCATTAACCGTAACTTTAAATTTATTACCTATTATAGGCAATCCGGATATTTTCTCTCCCCAATTAGCTATGGCTTCCGTAAGGTCAGCTAACCCAGAGTTAACGCCCTCGGCGAAAGACCACCAAACCACTTTCAATGAAAGCGTAATTGTTTTCCACTTAGCAATTACTACTATTACGCCTATAATGGCAGCGGTAATTCCCAGAATAATAAGAATTACAGGGCCAAGCGCAAGGTCTAATCCCAAAACCGATATTGTCGCTCCGATGACAGCAGTTTTGAACAAAATCATAGCCGTAACTATCCCAGGCAAAGCTAAGGCAAGAAGCCCTACGGCAGTAAGCACCACTCCCAAAGCTACCCCTAAATAAGTTAAAACAGTGGCGAGAGTTTTATTGTTGTCAACCCAACGCTGAATAGCAATCGCAATGCTTGATATTCTTTGGGCTAAATTATTTATTGCAGGAAGCAGTAATTCCCCAATTTTAGTCGCCAGATTCGTAACCGTGTTCCAAGTTGTCCTGATTATTGATTCGGTGGTAGCGAATCTCTTTCTTGCCTCTTCTGTAAGCGCGGTATTTTCTTTCCAGGCATTTGAGGCTTTTTTAAGTGTTTCTGTTAATATCCCCCCAGCCCCTCCAACCGAAAGAAATGCTTGTTTGAGTCGTTGATCTCCGAGCTCAAGCTCCTCAAGAATCTGCGCGGCTTGCAATCCACCCCTGCCAAGGCCTTCGATGAAGATAGCGAAAGCGTTTCCTGCATCTTTCTCAAACGCTTGTTTGAACTGATCAACAGTCATACCCGATACGGAAGCGAATGTTTTAAGCTCACTATTACCGGTTTTTATAGCCTCGCCTATTTTTATTAAGGCCTTACTGACCGCGGTGCCGCCTCGCTCAGCCCTCACACCTACAGAACTAAACGCCGCGCCAATCCCAAAAATATCGGAAGTAGCAAGTCCCACAACCTTTGCTGAACCGGCAATGCGCTGGGCAAAAGCCGAAATTTCGGCTTCTGTTGTGGCAAAATTATTTCCCAAGTCGACGATTGTTGCGCCCATACGGTCAACATTCGTAAGAGATTCCTGCATTATATTGGCGATACGGGCAAAATCAGTAGCGGCGGCCTCTTTGGTAAGGTTAGTCGTTACTGAAATTTTAGCGACTGTTTCGGTAAACTTGGTAAGATTTTCAACTCCTCGGACTCCTAACTGTCCAGCTATCTCCATAATACCCGCCAGATTAGACGCAGACATAGGCAAGGTATTGGACAAACCAATAAGCTCCGAATTTAAAGCGGCAAATTCTACCTCGGTAGCGTCAACAGTTTTACGAACACCGGCAAATGCGGACTCAAAAGAGATAGCACTTTTAGAAGATAGAGCATAAGCCGCAGATATTGCAGCTCCGGCAATAGTGAAGGCCCTGCCCATCTGGGTTACCTGCGCTTGATTACGCAAAATCCAACCCTGCATACTGGTGGTGTCATTGCGCACTTTCTCGACGGCATCAGACCATTTATTAAGGTCTAAAGTCATTCTACCTATTATTGCTCCAGCGTCAAAACTCAAAGTAGAAACCTCCTTTTAACCCTTTTTCATATCCTTAAGAGATTGCCAGCTTTCTTTTACAACTGCTTCTTCTCCTCTTTCAAGCATCGCCAAACTGTGAGACAGATCAGATAAATAACTTTGATACCCTGAATCTTTAGCCATTGCCACTCGCATAGATTGCGCCATAGCTATCCTATCGCGGAGGTGCTTCTTCTGAGCCTCTCTTGCCCAAAATGACAAGTCTCGGACATCAAGATTAAGCACCTCCGCATAGGAAAATTGACCCGGGAAAGCAGAGGCAATGGTGCTTATTATTTTGCCCCTGCTTTGGAAGGGTTTGGGTTTTTAATTCCTTCCGTTATAGAGGATGAAATAAAATCAAGAACCTTACCTGCCACCCTCATATCAACCCCGGAAAATTCCCCAACAGAAACTCCCAGCAAAAGAGCAAGCTGCTGGATAGGAGTATCCATATTTACCGATTTATCGCTGTCTTTATCAGGAGTAATTTCCTGAATTTTTTTCATTAATTCAGCAGTAACATTGCTTAAGCGATACTCCTTTTCTCCCAAGATCCCCGCCTCAATGATGATCGGTTCGGAAAGCTGCTTGACCTCTTCCCTCTTTAATATAGGCATTGCAATTCCTCCTTTTTAGGTAACTCCTGCTTCCCGCAGGTTATTATTACGCTCCCATATACCAAATCAGCCCGGTAGAAGCATCCGGGAAACCTTTGAACATAACCTTGTATACCCTCTGGCCCTCGTTGTTGAAGGCGATTTCAAAGTCCACCTTCGGATAAGCCTTCGGTATGTTCAACCAGTCCGCGGAGCTGGTAGAAGCCACATTGTTGACGATAGGCTTCAGCACCAAAGCCTTGGCGTTGTCATACATCGACACGCCGACTTGGTTATTTGCGTTAAGCCTGTTACCTGAATACGAAGACCCCCCGATGACTTGAGCCAAGATGGCCAGTGTAGCACGGGATAATGGCACTTCCACCTCGCAGGCAGACACGCCGACCTTTATCTCGTCCACGTTGGTGACACCCTTTTGGTCCTCGTTCACCGGCTTACTCTCTTCGGTGTAACGGAAAGTTACGCCCCCCGAAGTTGCTCCTAAATCCTCTCCATCAAACTCGATTACGCATGGTCCTAAATCCCTTAACATTTTACTCCTCCTTTTTTGTTATCATTAAAGATTATCATATATATAAACAAGACAACTTAATTGTCTTGACAAAATTAAATTTATCAATTAAAATATACTTGCTTAAAGGGAGTGGTATTTTTATGTTCAAAATAGCCGTTAGTAGGTGTGGAAGTTTAACCGCTTCCTTTAAGCCACCGAAAGCGGCTTTTATTTTGGAGATGATGAAATGCCAAGAGGATATAGAAAAGACGGCACAAAGCTTGGATTTCAAAAAGGAAATAAATTCAACCTTGGCAAACATCATTCTGAAGAAACACGGAAAAAAATGAGAGAAAATCATAGAACTAAAAGAGGATATCCAATTTTGAAAGGCGAAAATCATCCTTTGTTTGGTAAACACCATTCTCTTAATAGCCGTAAACAAATGAGTAAATCCGCTATTGGTAAACATCTTGGAAAAAATAACGGAAAATGGAAAGGTGGAAGATATAAAAATCCTTATGGCTATATTCACATTCTTAATAAGAATCATCCCTTTGCAGATAAACGAGGTTATGTTTTTGAACATAGGCTTATAATAGAAAGAAAAATTAATCGTTATATTTCTAACCCTGAAGAAACTCATCATATTAATGGTATTCGAGATGATAATCGCATTGAAAATCTTATGGTATTTAAAAATAAATCTGCTCATCGGCGATTTGAAAAAAATGGCATTGTTAATCCCAAAGAAGTAATTTTTGATGGTCACAATCTTAAGCATCCTGAATCCTTATAATAAAATTAGTAGAAATGTTATATAAACCAGCTTCATCTTGTCCAACATTCTGCGGGGCGGTGATTGCCTCCGCTGTGTTAACATAATAAACCGCGCTGTCTCCTGCGACAACCGGCAAAGTAATTCCCTTCATGCCATGGAGAAGGACGAATACCTTGAAGGCGTTAGCTCTTGCTGTCCAATAGTCCGAGGCGCGTGACAATACCTGGATGGCCCATTCCACCTTGTCGGTCAAATACGGGTCCGGAGCGCCACCGGACTCCCTGACGACGACCACGTCATTCTGCGCAGTGGAAGGAGCAAAACCGGCAAAAAGATTAGTGCCGATGGTGAAGCCGGTGGTGTTCTGCTGGATATAGGTAGTGATTTGCTTAAGCACCGCTACCCCCCTTGATTGTCTCTGCTATAACTTTCATATAGACATTCTTCTTGGTAATCATCTTGCTTTCCAGATACTTCGGCCCGGATGATGGTTCTGAAAAGTGAAAGTCAATGCCTTCATGCATCTTAGCGGCATAAGGAGTGTTAAATCCTATTAGCCCAACGAATTGATGCGGCGCTATGTTTTCTGCATAAACTGTTAAAGCTTTCCCTGCCTTTGCTGAAGGAATGCCCGTGCTATCCGACACAAACTTATTCTGCACAAATACACTGGCAGATCCACGTAACCAGCCTTCCTTCAATGGCACCGTAGGCACCTCCATAACGCAGTCGTTCATCAGGTCAAGCATCGCCCTGCCGAGGCCCTTTTCTATGAGTGCGGGAACAGCCTTCTTGACTATGTTGCCGAACTTCTTTTCAAAGTCTGAGGAATCAAAATGTATATTCATAAGTAAATCCTGTCCAAGTATTACTGCCGGTAGTATTTCCAAACCCATCCGTTATATCTATCGTAAATGCGTATACTGGTTTTCTGGGGTTAAGATATTCTCTTAATCGTTGATCATACAAAGCTTTATATTTTTTTAAGTCATCATACGCGCTATTAATCCCTTTCATTACTTCTTGATTACCTCCGCGATCGGGATGATGAAGCATAACCAACCGATGGAAAGATTTTTTAACTATATCCATCGGCGCGAAGTTCTCAACTTCCAGTATGCGATATAGGTTCGTCATGCCAAATAAATCAGCAGAAATCTATTGCTGAAATCTTTCTTTAGTTCAATGCTTAATATAGAATATGTCTTGCCATCATAAACCACCTTATCCTGATGCCCCAACGTCATAACCGGCAGCATCACGTTCGCGCTGGACACCACCTGCTCTCCTGCCTGGTTGCGGACGAGCTTTGTCTTATATTCAAATCTGCACTTATATGCCGTGTCTGCAGGCGTAGGAGATCCCCAGGTATCGTAAGACACCCTTTGGATAGTGATATTGTCGGTCATGTAGGCGTTCAGCATATCAGTAGTATCCCTCCGCAGGCCACGCGAACCCAGCGGCCCAAGTCTCCGGCAAACCAGTGGTTGTTTTTTCGTGTTCTCAGACTCCAGATACCGTCAACAATTATAAGTAATCCAATAAACTTAATTAGCATTTAAATTTACTCCAATCCAAAAGAATATGCTCTTTACAACATGGACAATCAATGGATGTTCTCTTCTTATCCATAAATAGCATAGGCGGTGTAAATTTTTCGCCTATCTTTTTTCCATGAATACATATCCCAGAAATGATGTTCCCTTTATCATCAAAAATAGCTGATTGATAAAAGTTAAATACCATTCCCTTAATTTCTTTACCGCAAGGACATATCATCATATTGTCGCCATAAGTTCTTCAAACCTACTGAAACTGTCCACTTTTATCGCCGGGGAATTACTCAACTTAATAGCCTCATTCATATATCCACGGCTTTCCAGATTAGTCCTTGTTATCGGCATGATAACGCACCGGCAGTTTCCACACCAACAAGTCTTACCGTTCCTGCGTATCCAAAGAGTATGATTTTTTTCCAACTCCACGCAATAAGAATAATCCTTATAATCTACTTCTCTAATTTCCATATTCTGTAAAGTGGCATATTGAGAATAACATTCTCTTATCCGCCAAAGATTATTATTAATCTTGTAATTTCCATTTTTAAATTTAACCCACCTGTCTTTACATTCCTCAAGATAAAAAGAAGGACGCCTGCCGACTTTAATTAACAATTCTCCCAAATCATCAGCCATCCTCTTGGAAGACGTAAAATATTCTCTTTCATTATTAAAATTTCCACCCTTCCAGTTATCTGTTTTTCTTATTGACCCATCTCCTGCTATAAAAGCATCCAGGAAAATCTTAATAATGTCAGGAGTGTTAGATTTAATATCTTCTGGGATAAATTTATTAAAAGATTTCCCTAAAGGCAGAAGATAATTATATAATTCTTTATCATAGAATAAAAACCCCTCTTTTGTTTTGCTGTATTTAATTCCTATTTTTTGTAATAATTCTTCAATCCTATGATACTTGTCAAAATTAACTTTCTCACTTTGAGATATGGAAATCGCATTGCGTCCTGTTACAATACTTCCTTCTGATAAAAACCATCCCATAAATTCAGCATACAATTCGGGAGTTATCTTATGGCTACCTAATAAATAAAATTCTTTTTTATTACCCTTCCATTCTGAGCTTCTATAAAAAACTCCTGATTTTTTATTCAATAATTTTCTTGCTTCCACAAATCCAAGTTTTCCTTTACTATATTTATAATTCCAGTCAGTAGAATAAAGCATATTATGATTATGGGTAACCAATAAATCAAAAGCCCTATTGGTAAAAGACACCATCTTATCTTCATAATGCCTGAATAATCTTTTTATTCCGGACCATTCAAGATCAAGGTTATCGATATTTAATGACAAGCATTTATCTTCTACCATAACTTCCCTGATATTAATCCACCCTCTTTCGGTGTATATTTCAGTAGCCCTGTCATATGAGTTCGGATGGAGCGGAGGCTTCTCTGTTAATTGCGGAAAATCATCGTCTGCTCCGCTTATCGAATACACTCTGCCGGAGAACTGCTGACAATATTCGCATACTTCTGCATGTGCATCCCATTGGACGAGGTCAACGCCATACCTTAGCGCCGTATTAATCGTCCCCTGCGAAGAGGCCTCGCGCGTGCGCGTGCGGGCGAGCATTTCCGCATATTTGTCCGGCCGGTAATTCCTGCCATTGATGACAATGAATCTCTCCTCGCCCAACTGTTTCCTCAATCCCTGGAGTATAGTATCCGAT